GGCAGCAGTGGTCCAATTGAAGATATGGATACATGCATCAAACTTCGTCAGGAGTATGATGGCGTTGCAAAGGAATGTTTGGATCTTTACAATAAACTTTTGGCTGATGGTGTTGCACCTGAACAGGCGCGTTCAATATTGCCACAAGGAACTTATACGGAATTTGTGTGGACTGGTTCTCTCTATGCATTTGCCCGCGTTTATAATCTGAGAATCGATGCACATGCCCAATGGGAAATTCAGGAATACGCAAAAGCAATTGATAAATTAATTGCTCCTCTTTTCCCGGTTTCGTGGCAGACTCTAACACAAAAAAATTAAAATGGATAAAACAGTTTTCATTTCTGTATTAACCAGAAATCATGGTAAGTTTTTACCTCATTATTTTCGTTCTTTGGAAGAAATGGATTATGATAAAAAAAATATTGTAATTTACATTAATACAAATAACAATGATGATGATACCATGGGATTTTTGACATCATGGATTGGTCAAAATTATTTTAAATATAGAAATATAATTTTTGAAAAAGGTATTGATGATCCAAAAATAACTAAAGATCTATATTGGGATCACGACGATAATAGAAGATTAAAAAAAATGGCTTCTATACGAAATAGAAGTCTGGATATATGTCGTCTGGAAAAAACAGATTATTATTTTGTAATGGACACGGATAATTGGGTCGCTCCAATTACTTTAAAATATCTTATTCAAAAAGAGAAACCAATAATTGCACCTTTCATAAAATTGCATAATGAAGGATCAATGTATTCAAATTATTTTAATGAAGTTACTGAAACTGGTTATTACAAATCATCTCCGTTGGATATGGATATGTGGAGAAGAGAAAGTATGGTAGGTACTTTTAAAGTTCCACTAGTGCATTGTACTTATTTAATTGATACAAAATATATTAATGATCTATCTTATACTTCAAGTTATTGGGGAGATCATCATTATGAATTTGTACTGTTTGCAAATAATGCTAGAGAAAAAAATGTAGATCAATACATTTGCAATGAAAAAATGTTTGGATTTGTAAGATATGACAATATAATTAATGAACCAAATTGTTATGAATTATTACTTAAAAAATATTATTTAGACAATAAAATTGATATTCTAAATATAGACACCCACTAAGGATTTAACTATGGCCGAAATTTTATCACCATTTCAATCGTTTATTTTCATCTCTCGCTACTCTCGCTGGCTCAACGACCAAAATCGTCGTGAGACTTGGGATGAATGTGTAGACCGTTGGTGGAAATACTTTACTGGTAAGGTTCCGCAACTCGCAGAACGCCCAGATGTCAAGGAAGCAATTCTCAATCTAGAAGTTCTTCCTTCCATGCGCAGCCTCATGACTGCTGGTCCTGCATTGGATCACGACAACACTTGCTTATACAACTGCTCATACTTGCCAATCGACAGTCTTGATTCGTTTGCAGAACTTTTTGTCGTTCTCATGAATGGCACTGGTGTTGGATATTCAGTTGAACATCAATATACCGACAAGCTTCCACAAGTTGCTAACAAGATTGAAAAGTCTTTCAACATAACTTATGTTGTTGAGGACTCCAAGGAAGGTTGGGGCAACGCAATCAAGTTCATTATGGATCACCTCTATGCGGGTCGTCACGTTAAATGGGATCTAAGCAAGATTCGTCCTGCTGGAGCAAGACTCAAGACCTTTGGTGGTCGTGCTAGTGGGCCTGCTCCTCTAGACAATCTATTCAAGTTTGTCGTGAAGATTTTCTACAATGCACAAGGACGCAGACTAACTGCTCTTGAATGCCATGATGTTTGCTGTGCTATTGCAAATGCCGTCATCGTTGGTGGCGTTCGTCGCTCTGCTATGATCTCCTTGAGCGATCTTGCTGATCGTGAGATGGCACTCTGCAAGAGTGGTGCATGGTGGGAGCAGGCTGGCTTCCGTTCATATGCCAACAACTCTGCTGTTTATCGTGGCCGTCCTCCAATGGGTCAATTCCTTGAAGAATGGACCTCACTATATAACAGCCACAGCGGTGAACGTGGAATGATCAATCGTAAGGCACTACAGGAACAGGCTGCAAAGTCTGGCCGTGATCCAGACTGTGAGTATGGTACAAACCCATGCTCAGAGATCATTCTCAAGCCATTTGAATTCTGCAATCTTTCTACAGTTGTAGTTCGTCAAGACGATACTGCCGCAACACTGAAGAAGAAGATTGAGATCGCTACAATCATTGGTACTGTTCAATCTACCTTTACCAACTTCCCATACCTTCGTCCAGAGTGGAAGAAGAACTGTGAAGAAGAAAGACTGCTTGGAGTATCCATGACAGGTATTTTTGACAACAAGCTTACCAGTGGTTTGGAAGGCAAGCCAAAGCTTGTTCGTCTTCTTGAGACTCTTCGTGATCATGCGACTGCGACGAATCTCAAGTGGGCAGAGAAGTTGGGAATCAATCCTAGCAAGTCAGTTACTTGCGTGAAGCCTGAAGGCACTACATCGTGTTTGGTGGACTCTGCCTCGGGTCTGCATCCTCGCTATGCGGATTATTATTACCGCAGAATTCGTCTGGACAAGAAAGATCCTCTGTACAATTTAATGAAGGATCAAGGCGTCCCGTGCGAGGATGATGTCATCAACCCAACTTCTACTGCCGTCTTTACGTTTGCGATGAAGGCTCCAAAGGGAACCATGACCACTGAGGAACTTCGCGCACTTGACCATCTTGATCTGTGGAAAACTTATCAAGAGCACTTCTGCCATCACAAGCCATCAATCACCGTTAACTACAGGGACTCTGAATTCCTTGAAGTCGGTAACTGGCTCTGGGAAAACTTTGATGTCGCAACAGGCATCTCGTTCCTTCCCGGTGGTGACAGTCACACCTATGCTCAGGCACCCTTTGAGCAGATTGATTCTGCAACCTATTCAGCACATCCTAAGGTTAAAGTTAACTTTAAAGATCTGTCTAAATACGAGGCAGAAGACAATACTGAATCCGCAAAGGAATATGCTTGTAGTGCAGGCGGATGTCAGATAGTGTGATCCTTTTATGGAGCGTAGCACAACGGTGGTGCAATCCGCTGTTAACGGATTGGTTACAGGTTCGAATCCTGTCGCTCCAGTTTAATTTGTGGCAGTACATAGCGTGCTAATACTAAATAATAGTATGAATACAATATGTACTAGATGTGATAGATCTTTTATCTATAATCGTAAAAACGGACATAGAAAATCTTTATGTAATGGGTGTGCTGTTACAATTTATCGCCAAAGAAGAAAACAAAAATGCATAGAGTATAAAGGTGGAAAATGTCAAACTTGTGGATACAGTAAGTGTGCAGGAGCACTTCAATTTCATCATAGAGATCCAAATGAAAAAGATTTTGGTTTGTCTCACAAAGGAATGCCACATTCTTGGGAAAAGACTAAAAAAGAATTAGATAAATGTGATTTATTATGTGCAAATTGTCATTTTGAAACACATCATTTAAAACAAAAGTAAAATAAAAAATTCCACCCCACAAGGGTGGAATTTTTACATAAATATTTTAGGCAGAGGTGGTGGGTATTCCACGCAGTCCTTTTGGAATGGTCGAAGTATATTTCATCAGACTGCTAAGGAACCACCACTTCTGACCAAGGTATAAATATATATGTTCCATATGTTAATCGGCATTGATTACTCTATAACCTGCCCCTGTCTTTGTCTTTATGATGAACGTAGGGAATTTAAATTTGAAAATTGTTTCTTTTATTATTTGACCAATACAAAGAAATATGCTGATAAAATTGCTCCAAATATTACAGGGGAATCTTTTCAGGAATATCATATTGATGTGGACAGATTTGACAGCATATCTGACTGGGCCATCAATCTTTGTATTGGGGCCTCAGAGGTTGCCGTAGAAGGCTATTCTTTTGGGTCTAAAGGCCGTGTATTCAATTTGGCAGAGAACATGGGAATCCTTAAGCACAAGCTCTATAAGCTCGCCATTCCCGTGACCATCATTGAGCCATCCAGAGTCAAGAAATGCGCTACGGGCAAAGGTAACGCTGATAAACAGGCAATGTATGAAGCCTTCACCAAAGAAACAAAGACCGATCTTTTGTCGGTCTTTGATCAGAAAACTTTGAGTAATCCTGTTACGGACGTTATCGACAGTTATTATATTCTGAAGGCAATGATTCAGACCAAAAATTAACGAACGTAACGGCCAGCATTTCTTCCAGAGTTGTCCAGTCTTTCGTGAAATCTCTTTGGAACTTGACCACTACCTTTAATTTTATCAATTACTTCTTTCCATGCACTACCGTTAACTTTGCTGGGGGTCAAAGTGGTGTCCATGGCAATAGAATTTTTTTGTTCAGTCCAGTCTTTGACAATTTTCTTTTTGTTGCAGCTGGGGCACTTTTCCTTTAACGGATTGTCGCATTCGCTCATTTTTAAAAAAACTTCAAATTTATGGTCACACGATTCACAGACAAATGAATAATTAGGCATCTTTTTTCTTTCTAAAAGTAATTAGCATGTTTTCAAATAGAAAACCATAAGATGGCTCTTTAGGTTTTGTTTTGAGTTCCATTTTCGCTTCTTTGGGAGTTCTATTGCCCTTATCAAGATTGCATTTTCTACATGCTGCCACCATATTAACCCAAGAAGAAGCCCCACCTTTAGATCTTGGTGTTACGTGATCCACAGTAGCATCTTTATTGGTTAAATCCGTACCACAATATTGGCAGCAATATTGATCTCTTCGAAGAATATTTTGTCTTGATGGTGCAGCCTTTTTGTAAGGCAATTTCACATAATATTTTAAAATCAATATTTTTGGAATTTTAACAATTTTAGAAATTGATAAAAGTTCATAACAATCGTTTGAGTCATCGACCCAAACTTTGTCTCTGGTCATAAGTTTATAGGCTTTACTAACGGTAATGATATTCAGGGGCGTATTATCTTGGTTTAACAAGAGTACCTGTTTCTTCATACCTTTTAAGTATTTATGTAAATCTAAATATTTCATATCATGGATAATAAGCAAAATCGACAATTTTATTGGGAAGTCAAGGATTTTATGGGAAAACCTCATTCTCCCACTGCCCCAGCTTCTAAGCCTTCAGACATTCTTTCCAGTGCCAAAAACATTTTGGAACAGAAAAAGACTTATAAGCAGTCAGATTACAATCCCAATATTACATCATTAAACAATATCAGTCAAGCAATTGTTTCTGGACAGAATGCCAATTCAAAGGGCACACCAAATACTCCTGCTCATGGTAAAAATATTGATGGCAATGCTTTTAGATCTTTGCAAGAAAACACAGAATATGCAGAAAAGCATTATGGTAAAGTTTTATCTAATGTTGCTGGAAAAGATCCAAAAGATCTTTCGGCCAAAGATAGTGCAGAACTATTAATGTATAAAATCATGTCAGGACAAAGTGAACGTGATCCCAAAATTTATGGCTATGGACAACAAAGCCAACAATCTAAAGATAAAGCAGCTGCAATCAAAACCCGTTCAGGAATTGAAGCAAGACAAAGATTTGATGCAGAAAAAGAAACTGGAGCTGATGTAAGTCAAAAAGAAGCCAGATTGACTTCATATGAAGAAATGCCTGTAGAAAAAGTAGCAGACATTTCAAGAGAAGCGTGGGCCAAGGCTAACCCACAAAAAATTTCTCCATTCTACAAAACAACCCGAGGTGATTTTTATACTGCAACTGGAAGAGAATACGATGCTATTTCCAGAGATGATGTTCAGACTTTCCATAGATTGCAACCAGGATCGCCAACAAATTATACAAATTTAAATATTGATTTACCACAATCAATGCAACCATCAAACATATTGAGTTTGTATTCAAAAAAACCCAAGAATAAAACTTTATATGGTTTAATTCCCAAAGATACAACAAGTTTAAGTTTTGTTAAAGAGGGTATTTTTGATATGTTGGCAAATACCAATGAACCAACAACTCAACCAAGAATGGATTTGGTTTCAAAGCCAAAAGCAAATGAAATTTCACCATTAATTGCCAACCCAACCGTTGAACCCGGAACAAGTGGTTTGGTAAATGGCAGAGAATTAAATGTTTCTCCTCTTTCTACTCCCCCAGAAAGTTTTTCAGACAAAACTGCAGAATCAAATAAACTTGTAAGTGATTATGGACAGATTAAACCAGCAACAAAGACTCCTACTGAAACTCCTACATCAGAGCCTACAATGACTGGTAAAGATGTCACTAAAAGAGTTTCTTCATTGGAAGATAAAAATAAAATAGTTGATCTTGAAACCGATGTGGCCAAGGCAAGAGGAATATCTACAAGCGGCATTGGCGCAGAAGGTACTAGAGAACGTACTCTGGCTTTGAAAGCTAGAGGAGAAAAGATTAAAGATGCCAATCTCGCATTACGTGCAGAAAAACAAAAACAAAAGAATTCATTAACTGGCAGCAACGAAAGCATGGCCTAAATAAACAGGATAAATCATGAACCACATAACAAACTTATACAGACACCGCGCCGAACAACTTCAAGAACAAGTCAATGTTCTTGAAGCCATGATGAAAGATTTACATGAAGCTACTCCAAAATATGGCACTGAAAAACGTCAAAGCGGATCTGGTATGGGTGATTCTGATAAAATGGTCGATTGGACTGGTGGTACCGTAAATGCTAATAAATCTTGGTCTCAAAGCTCGGGTGGTCCAGCTATTGCAGATAGCGAAGCCGGCGATAGAGAAATTGAAAGCCGAATGAGAAATCTTAAAAAGACTGGCCTTTTTGGTGCAGAGATTTCCGATGATAAACAATCGGCTGAATATAGAGAATTAAAAGGTGAACAAGAAAGAAGAAAAGCTGCGAGGGCCGCAGGATCTCAGCCTGCAAAAGCACCAGCTAAACCACCAGTAAAACAAACATCAGGCGGTTCTGGGACAGCAAGTGCAGTTCCAACAGCACGAGAAGTTAAACAAACACAACAAACCGCAGACAATACAGGAAAAGCAACCGCACTTCCAACAAATGTTACAAAATCTGGAATGGGATTGACAGATGAAGATGGTCGTCCAATTTCTGTATCTCCAAAGCCAACAGCAGCTGCTCCAGCTAAGCCAGCTGGAGGAAAAGACGCTCAGTGGAGCATGGATCCCAAACTTCTTGCTTTAGGTATCGGTGGTGGTTTATATGCTGGAAATAAAGCCATTGAATGGGCAAACCGTCAAAGAGGAACTTCATCCAAACCAGCTGAAGCCCCAAAAGCTGCAGAAGCTCCCAAGGCTGGAGAAGCACCAAAACCAGCACCAAAAACTGGAGAAGCACCAAAACCAGCACCAAAAGTGAGTGAACCTGTTATTGAACCCGGATCATACAGCACTCGTGAAGGTAAAATTGTTACACCTAAGAAAGGTGCACCTTCTGTTGCCGAAAGATCAGCAATGGGACGAGATGCTTTGCGTGCCCGTATGGCACAAAAAACAGGAAACCCAATGTCCTTTGAAGGTCCTAATGCAGCTATTGAAACCCCTGCTGAATTTAAAACTTCTGGTCAATTTAATACAAGAAGTGTCAGTCCAGCAACTGCCGCAGAATACGTAACAAATCCAATTGATTTTGAAGCATCTGGTAAACCAAGTGAAACGTTCCCAAGAGTTGGTGGAAGACAAAATCCAAATAGCCAAGCCGGAATTCAACGTGCCAAAAATACTCCAATGCAAGCTTCATTTGGAGAGCCACCAGCCTCAGCTGAAGTAGCACCAAAAGCTGGTTCCTATAGCACTGCTGATGGTAAAGTAGTATCTCCAAAATCTACTGGAAAAGCAGTTGCTGGTAAAATAGGTAAAATAGGTTTAGATGTAGCAGGTATGATGGCTGCAGATGCTACTGCATCAGAAACTGCAAAAGCAGTAGGTTTTGGTAGAACCGATTCTGCACTTATTGGAAGTGCCGCATCCTTAGCACCTATGGCGGCAAGTGCAGGTACAAATGCTGCAATTGCTGGTGGATATGTTGCTGGTAGACTTATAGATAAAGCTAGCGAAGCATCAGGATTGTCAGATCTTCAAAGATCTGGAATGCAAAAAGTTGCAAATTTGTTGACGGCCAATCAAAGAAAAGGTGTGTCTTCAACAGAAGAGGCATCTAAGGCTGCTGCAAAAACTGCCGAAGAAGCAAAAACAGCTCGCTCAAGAGATCTTGAAAAAGGATTTGCATCTGCAGAAGAAGCAGAAGAATTTGCTAAAAAGATGAAAGATCCCGAGTTCCGCAAAAGACAACAAATTGCAATGGGAAATGCAGCTAACGCTGAATTGGAAAAACAAGAAGGTGGTTATGCTCTTGCTGCACGCGGACTGGACGCAATGACTGGTAGATCGGGAGATTGGCTTGATAAAAGTGGAGAAGCAGTTGAAACTGCAACTACTGCAGCAATAGACTGGACCAAAGAAAATATTCCTGGAGCAAAATTTGTTGGTGATAAAGCAAGCAGTTTCTTGGGTTGGTTAAATAAATAAAAAAAGTATATAATACATGAAAAAGCTTCCCGCAATAATTAAAACTATTTTAGAAAATCGTTTTAATGATCAATTAAATGGTAATGTCTCTCCTCAATCAGAGGGAAATCATTATAATTTATTTGAATACGTGGGAACACTTGTTAGAGGTGCAGTAAAAGCTGCAGAAAAAGGTTTAAGTGCTGCTGAAATAGCAGCAGAAAAAGCTGCTACTCGTGGTATGGGTGCAGCAGAAAAAGCTGCAGTTCGCGGAATGGAAGGAGCAGGTGAAAGAGTTGTTGGTGGTGCGGTAAAGGGTGCCGAAAGTGGAGTTGCATCTGCTGCAGAAACTGCTTCAAGAGAGGCATTAAAAAAAGCACAACAAGTTGCTGCCAAACATCTTGAAAATGGTTTGCGTGGCGACGCTTTAATTGATGCAATAATAAAAGATACTGGAGCAATTGATAGTGATATAATTACACAGGCTGCGGTTGATGCTGCGCAACAAGCTGAAGCAAATGCAACTAAAGTAGTTGCTGGAACAATGGCTCCACCAGCTCCTCCTACTACAAGACCCATTGTTCCTGAAACTATTCCAGAAATACCTGTTGAAATTCCTTCAACTCCTATTGTTGAACCAAAAGCTCCACCCACAAGACCTCCTGCTCCTCCAGAAGTTCCTGTTCAACCAAATCCAAAAACACCACCAAAAGTTGAACCAAGTCCCAAAACTCCAGAATTTGAACCAAAACCAAAAGTTGAGCCAGCACCAAAGGTTCCAGAATTTGAACCAAAACCAAAGGTTGAACCAAAGCCACGCATTCCAGAAGTTGAACCAAAGCCAGAAGTTGAACCAAAACCAAATACTAAAACAGATACCAAAACTGGCGATGAATCTATTACCGATACTGGTGTAGAAAAAGAAACCAAGTTTGATACTCGTACAAGAACCGATGGGTCAACTGAAACACGTACTAGAACTGAAACAAAAACAGAAACTAGTGGTGAAACACGCAACCGCACTAAAACTCGTACAGGTGAAAGAACTGGCGAAGGAACTGGAAGACCTCCTAGACCTGTTAGACCAAAACCCGAGACCCCAAAACCAAGAATACCTCCAATATTTCCATTCGGTGGTGGCTCACCAGCTGAAAGAGGATCTTCAGATTATGAAGAAGCCAAACGCAGATCTGATATTGATGTAAATCTTGGACTGGAAGCCATTGGTCAGTTTGCACGACGACAAGTTTTAAGATAATTATTGCATAATTTATAATTTGTTGTATACTTATTTGGTGAAATTATATGCATATTATTCCTACAAAAACATTTGTTCATAAACCAATAGAATTCAATGGCGCTTTAAAAGAATTAAGCGTAGATGGTAAACGTCTATATGAAACTCCAGAAGGAGTTTTTCCCTCTGTAACAACAGTAGTTGGATTTCAAAAGCAAAAATTCTTTGCTGAATGGCGAAATAAAAACCCAGAAGAAAGTAAACGAGTAACTTCTCGGGGAACTAAATTTCATTCTATAATAGAACAATATTTGAAGAATGAACAAATAGATTTTGATAATTTACATTCTAATTTTAAATCTTTGTTCTCAATACTTCGTCCTGAACTAGACAAGATAGACAATATTATAGCCTTGGAAACTCCTTTATGGTCCAAGACTTTAGGGCTTGCAGGAAGAACAGACTGCATTGCCGAATATGATGGTAAGCTATCCATCATTGATTTTAAGGCAAGCACAAAAGAAAAAAGAGCAAGAGATATTGATAATTATTTTGCTCAGGCTTGTGCGTATGCACTGATGTTTCAGGAAAGAACCGGAATCATTGTAGATAACTTTGCAATTTTAATTGCCTGCGAAGATGGTCTGCGACAAGTGTTTCAAGATAGACCCATAAAATATGTAAAGCATTTAAAAAGTCTTATTACTGAATATGGAAATTTAAATGGCGTATCGTGAAGAAAAAACCATATGGGATCAAGTTAATAGTCGTGGATCCAAATTATGGATTCAGATGAATGACAGCTCTAAGGCTAGAAAGCATAGAGAACAGTTTATACAAACTCATGGTGGATTCTTTAAACAAGATGGAAGATATTGGGTTTGGGTCAATCCAGTTAAAGAACACAATGGATATTGGTTGAAAAGAGTAGATACAGGGGAAAAAACTTTTTTTGAAAACATGAATGAATTTGCAATAAGTCAGGGAATGACCTCTGTTAAAATTTGTGAACTGTTAAATGGCAAAAGAAAAACCTATAAGGGTTGGACAGCCGTAGAAGTACGAGAAGTTAAGGAAACTATAGGGGCACATGAAAAACAACAAGAACCAAAGAAAAAGAAAATAATCCCTGTCAAAACAGTTGTATTTCAAGATAAAGTCACCAATGAAGTATTTACTGTAACAAATTTGAGACAGTTTTCAATTAACAATGGTTTTGACTATAATAACATTAAAAGTTTAGCCAATGGTAGACTTAAAAGTGTCAAAAACTTGAAATTATTCAATCCATTGGAAAAATATAAGGATTCTCCAGAGCCTAAATAATTGGAGATGAACTTTAAAACACTTTTATCCCAAATTTTTAATAATGTACTGGTAAATGAAGCAGTACAACAGGCTGGAACCGCTGAAAAGAAAGAACGGGCCAAATCTGCTTCTGGTGACTCCAAAGCCCGTGACGCGGCTCGTAAGCGTATAGAACGGGCTAAAGAGACCCCAAGGGAACGCAGACCCAAGCAAGATCTTATTAAAGACGTTGTTTTAGTCAAAACTAAATCTGGAAATGTCCAGTTAATCTTTAAAGATTCATTTAATGCTGGAATGCATGAAAAATTAAATAAAGCTCCTCTTTCTATTGAAGAAGCGCAAAAAGTCACACAAGAGCAAAACTTTGAACAAACCAGAGCTTCCAAGCTTTTGTTTGGTGATGT